CATAGTATTGTTTTATACATTCTAAGTCTTTGACTTTATCCTTTCGGAGCCAGGGAGAAAATCTCTTCCGTTTCCTAAGAGTATTTAGATAAAACGAATATTGCATATCTTTATCCAGTTGGTGGTGCATATTCATTTCATTAGCATACATTACACAATCAATGTGTCCAGATAAACAACGATTGATAATATAGGGAGGATAATCTTCAATATCTTCAGATAAATCCTCTTTTGTAAAGTTAATTGAGTTTAACCAATCTTTAAGTTCGTAAGTCATCTTATAATTTGAATGTCATCATCATCTGTCCACAGTTCGACCTTATTTCTGAACCTGCCTTCTTCTTTAAGTTTTTCATATCGCTTAGTTGCTTTCTTTTTCCACCAAGAAATAATATTCTCAAGGTAAAACTTATCCCAGTTTGGTCCGCGAACAAGTTCTTCTTGTTCTCCAAGAATTACTTCTCTAACATTTGAATACCCATATTCACAAAAATAAGTTCTTTTCTTTTGAGTAAGTGCAAATGCTGCATCAATTACTTCATTAAACTCAGCAAGTTTTTCTTTGTCCTGAAGTGATTTGCGAATAATAGAAATCATCTTTGTCTGGCGTTTCATCTTTTTTGACGACGCTTTATTATCAGTAAGAGGAGTATTGTTGTTAAGAAGAGTAAATCTATCATGAAGAGTATGAAATGCTTCGTCGTGAAGAAGAGGTAAAAACTTACTTTCTGTTAGACCTTTATATCTCATAAAAGGTTTTAAACCATCATACTGTGATGCATCTGTGGTAGAACCATAGAGAGATGTAGTTTCAAACAAAGCAATATCCTTCTCAAACACTTCGTTGAGAGTTTCTCTTGCATAGTGAGAGCAGCAAAGAAGTGCAAGAAGTTTTCCGCCAAGATAATTGTATCCAAATGGTTGAGATGGAACAATTACAAATCCCATCGCAGCATGGCGATTGAAAATGGAAAGATTGGGGACTTTACCTAACCATTCATTTCTTGGTTTTGAATTGATCGTAGGAGACCCAAAGCGAATGAAACCAAGAACTTTTCTGGTGTTCTTTTCAAATACCATCCAACGAAGTTCTCTTCCAGGAATATTCGACTCGTTATTATGAGAAGATACTGCTCTCAAAAGAGTATTGTAGTGTTCTTGTGGGAGTGACTGTTGGAATCTATCTCCAATAAACTTAATATCAAACTCCATGTCTTCAGGATGAATGTCTTCATTGAAGAACTCATCATGAAGTGGTGCAAGTGTATTAGTTCCACGAATGACTTCTTTCTTCACAAAACGCAGATAGTCCTCAATATTTCCCATCTGAGAGAAATACTTGATAAATTCATCTGCAGCCCACAGAGCATCTTGTTCAGAAATAATCATTATCAAACAATCAACTTTTTACTTGGTGATTTTATCACAGAAAACATTTGCTCATATTGTTCTACTATTTGTTCTTGCGCCTCAGAAATATAAACAACATATTTCTTAGAAACTTCCAGATCGATATTTTTATCTTTCAGAAGAGGAGACCATGGAGCAAATCCCATCTGACCATTTCCAGCAGGAATAGCAACGATTGGATTGCGAACAATAATACTATCAGTCAAATCTCCAACTTGGTCTGCAATGACATCTTCACCAGACCACATACGAATTAGTTTTACATTCATTTGAATTCACACTCCACCATTAGTTCAGTTAGTGCTGCAAGAAGATTAATCTCTTGATCAGCAACAAAGGCAATTTGATATTGGTATTTAGCTATGATTAAAACTGCTGCTGGAATCGATGCAGGAACCAATGCATCATAAAGTGCATCATAGACTCTACGAAGAATCACTGAAGAGTCATTATCAAGATTAGCAGTTACCCACTTACGAACTTCTGAAAAGTTCTTATCTTTCAGATACTTAATAAGTTCAGTTACTGAAACGTCTGAGAAAGATGCAAGAATGCCCGAGTCGATTTTTCCTCCTGTAGAATATCGTTGGCATTCGTTGAGGACGCGACGAAAATCTGGGAAATGTTTTGAAACAAGTTCCGCAACGACTTTTTGATCATACTCAATCTTTTCTTCTTCCAAGATTGTCTGTAGTCGTTTGAAGAAACTTCCCGCAAGTTGAACCTTTTGCTTTCCTTTGATTGTGAAGTCGATGACGGCACATCGGGAGTGGAGAGGTTCAATGATTTTATTCTTGTAGTTACAGGTGAAGATGAATCGGCAGTTGTTATAAAATGCCTCAATATTTGCCCGTAGTAGGAGTTGTACGTCGTTGCCTGTGTTGTCAGCTTCATCGATGATGATGACTTTGTGTTTAGAAGATCCCGTAAGTGAGACGGTCGAAGCGAAGTTCTTCGCTTGGTTCCGTACAGTATCCAAGAAACGTCCTTCGTCGGATCCGTTGATGACATAATAATCTGCCCCCAGTTCATTACACAGTGCTTTAGCAATGGTAGTTTTACCAATACCAGGAGGTCCTGCAAGAAGAAGATTTGGAATCTCACCCTTCTCCACAAACTCCTTAAATGTTTTTTTAGTTTCATCAGGAAGAATACAGTCATCAATTACTTGAGGACGGTATTTCTCCACAAAAAGAAATTCACTTGTCATAATTTAGACCCAATCAGGTTTGCGTTGTGGCATACGAAGATAGTTTTCAGACACCCAAGGTTTGGATGCAATATACCTTCGATACGCTTCAAATGTATCAATAGTGTTATCAAATTTCCATTCCTCAGACATCGCACGAGCAAATGGAGTCACTTCTGTAATCTTTCCTTTAGGAAACAAATAGTATGCATCCACAAGAGTTTTATAGCAGGAGTGAGTTTTATTATACCGCAGGCAGTATTCATCAGACAAGTTCAGTCCCCACTTAATTAACCAGTAGGCATTGTGGATACTCTCCATTGCCCACTTGGTACAGGGATGATTGCGGAATGCTCCTTTGTCGGTCTTGTAGGGGGTTCCATCTGCCTTAGGTAGAGTGCCATACCCATGTCCCCACTTTTCTGATGCCACGATAGAGAGCATCTGACAGCACTCTAGTGGCATCTTGACAATGTGCTTATCGGGAAGACAAATGGCACTCTCAGCAGGAAATGGATTTGTAACGAAAATGTTCATCAACCAAAAGTAGAATCAGGCTCCAGAGCAATATGATAGGTCACATCGAACGATGTATTCTTGAATCGTGACAGAAGTTTACGTGAGATAACCACTTCATAAGAACCAGGAAGAATCTTGATATTCTCTACCTTAAAGTTGAAAGAGAACACCTCATCAGTTTCACCAACAACCACGGAGAAATCATTAGAAGTATCGTTCTTCTTATCACGAACAACCAATTTCACCACACCTGCTTCACCAACCACAGACAAGTCAGGAAGTTGATAAACAGCAGCAGCCTTAAGGAGTTTATCAAGTTCTTTGGTATCAAGAAGGAAACAAACATCTTCAGAAGGCAGAGTAATGTCCTTATCTGGAGGAGTGATGATTACATTAGGATCCGCAAAGAAGTACTTAGAACGCGATTTACCTTCTTTGATAACTACATAACTATCATTCTGGAAATCAAGTTCAGCATTCTGATGAAGATTCAGACCATTCAGAAACTGGTTCAAATCATAGATACCAAAATCTTTAGGAAGTTCTTCTTCAATCTTTGCTTCTGCAAGGATATTCTTCATCACAGAAATAGTACGAAGAGTGCTTCCTTCTTTAAACAGAATGGATTGATTGATAGAAGAAAAGTTCTTCAGCAGAGTCAGAGTTTTATCAGAGAGTTTCATAATCAATAAGGAAAATCGGAAGTAGAATTTTTGTGAAGACCAGCGAAGTGGTACAGAAGGATACAATAGTGGATTGCTTTCAGAATGTCCATCTTTGATTTACCGTTCTTCTTACCAAAACGAGAAAGATATTTGATGGCATTTGAACGTGTAAATGCTTCCGCATCACCAATACTCTCAATCAAATCAAGAGTTTGAGTTTTAGATTGCTCTGATGTGTAGTGAGAATGATATGTACTAGAAAGATATTGCTCAACCTCCTTCAGAGTTTTGTCTTCTTCATATTTCCAGAATCCATTTTTATTTGTATCTTCAGGCATACTCAAATTAAATACAGGTTTATCAAGTTTTACATAATTGCTAGAAACATAGTCATCCGAAAGTGAGATTGTATCAACTCCACTTCCTCCAGAGATTCCATAAGAAAAAAATGTAATTTCGTCTTTAGTGTCAGTCATTTTTTCATAAAGTAATAAAGAGAAGGAGGCACTTTTTACCTCCTCATATTCTATCAGGATTGAGGTTGTTGGTCAAGGTTGTATTCTACATACTCACCTTCTGTGGGCATTTGGAAATCAGCATCTACCTTGTCATACAATTCAATGAATGCTTGCTTAGTTTCATCATCAAATCGTGCAGTGCAAACATCGATTGCTTTTGCTTTGTTACCAAAGATACTGTAAGCACGAACAATGTGAACCAGGCGACGGGTGCTGATGATTTCCTCAATACCACCATCGTAGAAGGTCTTGCGGATAATATCTGCCCAATCGACCAGACGCTTGCAGAAGTCGCGGTCTTCCACGCCAAGGTCCAAAGAAACACCTTCAAGGATCTTCTGCTCTGTTGCAGGGGCAGGATAAGACTGCTCAAAGGTCACAGGGAAACGCTCTAGGAACGCCTCGTTGAGCACATTGGTGCCGATGAAGCGACCATCATCAGATCCCTTACCTTTGGTGTTTGCAGTGGCAATCACATTGAATCCAGCAGCAGGTTTAACCCAGCGACCAATCTTTTTCAAGAAAACACCTTTACCTTCAAGGATAGATTGTAGGCACAGAATCTTGTTGCTAGCGAGGTCGATTTCGTCAAGAAGCAGGATTGCTCCTCGCTCCAGTGCCTCAATGACGGGACCGTTGTGCCAAGAAGTATTCCCATCAACAAGGCGGAAACCCCCGA